CTTATCATTCTAAATTAGTTTCTAAAACTCGTTCAAAAAAGCGTAAATCTAAATCTAAATCTAAAAAAAAAAAATAACTTTTATAATATAATTTAATACCTATATATTATATTATGAATCAATCTATTACTTATGAAAGTATTCGCGATTTTCCTCAGTCTGAAACATTCATTCGCAACTTAATTCCATCTATTCAGAGTAATTTGTACGAAATTGTTAAAGAATCTTTTCCTCCTGAATTAAGAGATGGTATTCGTTTGGTTAAAAAAATAGACAAAGGTTCTAATAACGATATTTATATTTATCAATCAGGAGACTTAACTATTGTTGTTAGGCTTTCTAAAGAATCCTTTTTTTCATTAAACTACAATCGTATTATAGTAAATGGATACGACAATAATGATAAAATAATTTATTTGAAAGAAGCAATCCAAAGTAAAAGTAATTGGGAACACGCTGATTTGTTAGGATATACACCTAAATTGTATAATTATGGATATTTAGAAAAAAATAGAAAATTTTATAACTATATTATTTGTGAAAAAATGGATTCTGATTTAAGTGACTATTATGAAACAGGTCCGGGTAAAGATTCTATTGATAGTGGTAATTTATCTCCTATTGATCATGAAATTGCTAGACAACTTGTGGATTTACTTTACGCTACAACAAATAAATTGGGTATTATTTGTTTTGATATTAAACCAGCTAATTGCATGATTAATTATTCCAATCCAGATAACATTGTTGTAAAACTTATTGATTGGGACGGTGATTGGTGCCAAGATTATTCTTATGTAACATCTAATAGAGAATTAAAAGATTATATTTCTATATTAAGTGTAATGGTTATGGCAGCACATTTTTATGTATTTTTAGATTGGAATATTTTTTATACTTATTTTTCTAACCCAGATGCCCATGGAAATTATGTTAGAGAAAAACATAATATACTTAAGTCTTTGTTTTGTGATAATTTAAAAGATTCACAAGGGAATAAAAATAGTTTTGATTTTTTTCAAAAACATTATTTTAAAATAATGGATAAACATGACAACCCAGTTAGTTGCGAAGATGCATTTAATATAACATTTTCTAGAGCACATTTTTTAAATAGAGCTGCAAAAAGCCAAGCTACTGGACAACACAATATAGGTATTACTAAAGTAGGTGGTAAAAAAAGAAATAAATTTGTACCAAGAAGGTATATTCCCAAAGGTTTATCAAAGAGAGATAAGAAGGAACAGAGAGAAATGTTAAAAAAATCAAGGAGAATGTATAAAAAAGGAAAATATTTTACAAGGAAAAAAGTGAAATCATTTAAATCTAAAAAAAGCAGTCATGTTAGTAAAGCACAAAAAATATATAAAATAGATAAAATAAATCCTAGTAATGAATTAGCTAATAAGACGGGTTGTTCTGTAGATGCTCTAAAAAAAATAGTGAAAAAGGGAGAAGGTGCATATTTTAGTTCAGGAAGTAGACCGAATCAAACTGCACAATCATGGGGATATGCGAGATTAGCAAGCGCTATTACAGGTGGAAAATCCGCAGCAGTAGATTATAATATATTAGAAAAAGGATGTAAAACGGATAGTGAAGCTTTAAAATTAGCAAAAAAAGCAAAAAGAAAACATGGATATGGTAAAAGAAAAACACCTCAAGTAAAGATATGAAGAGAGAAATTAAATAAAAAATAAAATTGATTTTAATAATTTAAAATTAAATTAAGTTATTAAATAAAATATGTCTTATTTGAAAGAAGCAACTAATAATTTGGATAAATCTATATTTCATTTAATAAAATATGGAAATATAGAATTAGCGTGTATATACTGTCAAAATATATATAATTTGAAAAATAAAGAATTACTTCTACATAGGAATAAAACATTATATTGTTATGATTGTGGAATAGATGCTATGATACCAATAACAGAAGATTCTGTTTTAAATAAAATGACAAAGTTAGAGAGAAATGAACGAATAAAAGAATGGTATATAGAAGGGTTTGAAAATTTAATAGACGACGATGAATTTTATTATGATTATGAATGGGATACAAGTGAAGAAATTAAAGATGAGCCATCCGTTTAAGTAAACGGCACCATTTACATCTTTTTAAAGAGAGAGAACATGAATCACAAATCATTGGATAAATATAATTGTATTCTAATGAATAAACAGGTTGTAGAGGGTCACAATAACCTTTTATATTTAATTTTAGACAATTCATACAAATATTATATTTTGGACTCATAGGCACAAGATTGTATATAAACATTTGTTTATGAATAGAACATAAATATTGATTCATATATTTATTTATTTATTTCTTTTTATGTTTTTTTGTTTTTTTCTTATTTGTTAATAAATTAGATGTAGTCCCCATATATTTGCTTGTCACTTGTGCTTTAATAGTTTTTCTTTTTAATTTATTAGCTTCTTTTTTACTAAGTATTCCTGATCTTACTTTTTCAGAAATTATTTGTGGGTTAAATTTTAAAATAAAAGGACTCATATCTTTTAATTTTTGCTCTTCATTTTGTCTTGTTTGTTTATTATATTCAATCAAATTGGATAAATTTTTTTTATTTGCTTTATTATAAGCTTCAAATAAAGTCCATGGTTCTTCAGGCCTATCTTTTAGCCATGGTTCATATCTTTTCCATTGTTGATTAATATCTATATATGGTTTTACATAAAAAGCTGTTCCACATGAACTACCCCATCTTCCCCACATTTTCATGTCTTTAGCCAAGGTTGCATCGGTGCATGTGCCATCAACAGCACCTCTAGGTTGGTAAGGTAAAGGTCTATCATATTGACTCATAAATTCTCTATTATCTAATTCATAATGAGAGCAAATAGTTCTAGAACACCTATTTATTTTATTCAAATACACATCATAATGGTCAGCAATTATTTCTTTGGCAATTGGAATATCAATTTTACCTTTATATTTTTCCATAAGAGTCTCTAATCTTACTTTTCTAGCCCCTTGATGTCTTCTTATATCATCGAAACCACTATTAGCACATTCTAAATTTCTAATTCGAGGGTCATAAGCCGCATTAAAACCAATAAAATATCCTTCTTTTTTTCTCTCTACACTTACAAACTGTAAACCTAATTCTATTCTCATAATTTCATTATTATTAATATCACCAATTAACCAACTATTAGCATAGTCTCCTGAATTTCCTTCTTTTAAAATATTTTCATAATCGTCTAAAGTTTTGCCATATTGCATAGCTTTTCTTATTCTACAACTAATTGGTAATTTATGTTCATATGGTAAAAATCCTCCTATAGTTGTTTCTGTAACAATAAATCCATTACCGGTAATAGCAAAATCAGTAAAACTACATATATAACCTGGTGCAGTTTGCATAATAATAGGACATCCTTTATCAGGTGTAATGGTTAAAATACAATTAAAAAATTGTCCATTAATAAAGTTATCAAAAGAATTATGAGAACATACAATTTTCCCATCAGATGTATACGGTTTAAGAGCCATAAAAGCAGAACATTTATCAGATGAACCACCTTCCAGTTGACCTGTATTTGGTAATACATTCAATAGTGGTCCATACTTTTTTTCAAGTTCCGGGATTTGAGAAATATATTCTTTCAATTTAGGTAGAGCATAATCTAATGAACTACTGTTATTCCAAAGGATAATTTCATCAATAGGAACATCGGAACCTTTAGCAATTCCTTCTAGTTCTTCATAAATTTCGGGAAAATTATTCTTAATCGCATCTTTAAATAAAAAATTACTAAATTTAATAAAAAAGTCTTCATCAAATCCTTGAGAATCTAGTAAAGACCATTTCATTGTGTAAATTGCTTGTTTAATTTGGTCTTTCATTAGTTTTCCATGAGCGAATCCTCTTTCATACGGTTTTCCCCAAATAGCAACATAATTCCATCCATTTATATAATTTTTATAACCATTTTTTATTCTTTCAACATTCATGTATATATATTATTAATTAAAATAAATTTAGTTAATATTAATAATAATCATAAGTATTTAAAGATTTGTGGTAAAATTTAAATATAAATGTCTGCGTTTGAATCTAACAATGTTTTAACCATTAAGACTGTTCAAATTGCTCCTTTTAGGACTCTCATGACAGCTCTTAAAGATATCCTTTTAGAGACAAATATTACATTTAAAAAGGATGGAATTAGAATTATAAATATGGATAAATCTCATACTATGTTGGCTCATTTATTTTTAGCTGCTGAAAATTTTGAACACTATGAGTGTAACAAAGAAAAAATAGTTATTGGAGTAAATATGTTTCATTTATTTAAATTAATTAATTCTATTGATAATGATGATACATTAACAATTTATATTGAAAATAGTGATTATTATGATGGTATTGTATCATTTTTAGGATTAAAATTTGAAAATGGGGATATTAAACAATGTAAGACACAAAAATTAAGATTAATTGAGCCTGATACCGATGAATTTGAAGAGCCAAATGTTTCTTTTTCATCTGTGATTAATTTACCTTCAACTGATTTCCAGAAAATTATTCGTGATTTATCATGTATTTCTGAATGTTTAGAAATTAAGTCTGTTGGAAATGAATTGATTTTTAAGTGTGAAGGTCAATTTGCTACTGCAGAAGTAAAGAGAGAAGAAAGTAATGGAGGTATGGAATTTATAGAAAAACAAGATTCCTCTAAAATTATTCAAGGAGTTTTTTCATTGAAGAATTTGGGTTATTTTATCAAGTGCACTAACTTATGTAGTCAAATTGAAATGTATTTAGAAAATGATCTTCCTTTAGTAGTTAAATATTATGTAGCTAGTTTAGGAACTATTAAATTATGCTTGAGTCCACTGCCCTCTAATAATTAAAAAAATAAAATTTATAATTTTATAATTTTATTTTTTAACAATTAATTTGGTAGTTGTCACATTCTTGTTTATGGTATTGATATCCATACCAAGCATTATAACCTTGTTCTCGATACACTTTATAAGCACAATTGCTATTTTTTTGACAATCAAATAAACTAGAACAACTTGCTCCACATTCATTATATTTGGAATTAGGGTCTCCTGAACACCAATAATAGCTGTTAATTTGGAATAATCCATAATCAGTTGAACCATCTGTATTTTTATTTGTTGCATCACAATTATAAGAACTTTCATATTTAGATATACATACCA